AGTGTCCAGCCTGCTGGCATACGCACACCTGTTCCTACCTGATCTACCCCGATACGAAGACCCTTCGCGATGGCTTCGGCTACTACTTCGTTTGCTCCTGTGTCGATCTGGATCTTTCGGGCTTCGGGGTTCAACCTTGGGCGCTCGGCCTCTGGCAACGCCTCTAGACCCGCTTGCGTGATCACTGGTTGGCCATTGTATAGCTCGACTAGTCCTTGACCGACCAACCCCGAAACATCCTCTTCTGTTTGTTCTGCTCTTGCTACTCGGCGTAGAGGTTCAAGATTCGGGGTTTCGGGGGTCGGGGTCACTTCGGGAGCCACCTCGACGGGAGGAGTCACTGCGGGGGCGGCTTCAAGAGTCGGAGCGGCTTTGGTGTAGTTGATGATGGATGTAGGCTCGTTGGTTACGGGCGCATTGTCTTGTGGGCGAAGTAAGTATTCTCCTGTTTCGGCGTCCTTGTGAATAAAGTCGGATCGACCAACAATTCTGTCTGCTGGGATTGGCTTGAACGAACGAACATATGAATCGCCCTGAATAAAGTTGAGATCCAGTCCAGTAGGATCGATAGCAAGAACAACACCCGTTTCTCCTCGCGGAAGATAGTAGGTTGCCGTGGATGTTTTCGGCGTTAGGTTTATTCCTTCGTCTGCCGTGATGGCCAAACGCATATCAGAGTCGATTTGTCCATTGGCGAGAATGCGCTCATAGTCTTCTCTGGTAACGACACGGTATAGGGTGTTGGGCTGGCCTTCTGGCGGGATTGCCTTGGTGATTGTGCCGACATTCTCATTATATCCAACCTCTTCGCCCTTGCGCCATTTTTTGCCTTCGGTTAGAGGCTCTTCGGTTGGGCGCAATGGAGCCAATGCTTGAAGCGGTGCAAGAAACTGTTCCTCCTCTCGGCTGATGTTTTTTGAATTGGGATGGCGGGCGGCAACCTCTGCGCGAACGAGATTTTGCCTTGATGCTGTTCTTTCGGTATACGCCGCGACCACTTCTGGGCTGTCTTCGGGCAAATCCCGAACCCCAGCGACAGCCTCTTTGGCTATCCTGTCCCGCTCTTGTGCGGCTCTTAAATCTTGCTCCTCCTTCGTTCCCGTGGCGACTTCTACGGCTGGCTGCGGCTCTGCTACTACTGGCTCTACTACTGGCTCTACAGGGGCTACAGCGGCCTCTGGCGTAGGCGTTACGGGAGGAATGGGCTCAACAGGGGGCAACCCCGAAACAGGAGGCTCTTCTTCTAGTTCTATTCCTGCTGCTGCGGTAGCTTCTTCTTGGAGTCGGGCCACCTTCTCATCTGGGGTTTCTTCAAGCGTTTGATTGATCTGTTCTTCGACAGCAGCGGCAGAGGCGGGAGCGTTACTTTGTTTAGCTTCTTCTGCGGCCTTTTGGGCGTCTCGCAATGCCACTACTTCGCGGGCATCACGTTGAGCCACTCTTGCGCTAATGCCACCAGCCCCGCCACCAAGAATAGAACCAAGGGCTCCTTCAAGGGTGGCTTGACCGACTACCCCGCGCATAGGATCAACATCAAATCCTTCGCGACCAACGGCTATATTGGCAGCAAGTCTCTCCTGACCACCTTGAAGTGCCTCAGTGACGAACTCCATTGTCCCATCCTTCAACGCACCTCGCACAAATCCTGTGCGAAGCACCTCTTGAATGGCTTGCTCTGAAACTTGTTCCGCCGTTTCCTTGCCAACCTTACGGGCGATCAAGCTACGGATGGCCGAATCAGCACCAGTGGTGGATGCCGCCACTCCAAGCCCGACCCCCAAAAGGATCTGATCAAGGTTCTTCCCGTTGTAGGACTGGGCTTCCATTGCTGCTTTTTCGGCTTTCTCCTCGTCCACCCCGCTATTAATTAGCTGATCTTTGACCGCACTATAAATTTCTCCTTTGACAATACCACCTCCAACCGCCCCACCCTGCACACCTTGAAGGATGGCAATACCACCCTTACTTAGTCCAACAGCTTTACCCACACCCGCTGTGGCGATGAAGGGAATCAACGAACCGATACCTTGGGAAACCAGATCAATGGGGGCAACGGTCAACGCCTTGAGACCAGCCCCGATTTCAGCCAACACTCCTTGACCTTCAGCCTCTTGCATGATGCGGCCAATCTCTTCTTGGTCCTGCTTGGCACCCGCCGAAAGCAGACTCCTATACCACTCTGAATTCTTGGCAAGGTTTTGTGATACCGCATTGTCAGCGCCGAAGGCATCAGTAAATCCTTTGACTACATCATTGATACTAGCACCGATATTAAGCAATGGATCAGCAACAGGACGAAGGAAGCTTTCTTCTGGTTCTGGCTCCTCCTTGGGCATCTCAAACCCAAAAAGTTCCTTGTCGCCAACTGGCTCAAGGCCAAGGGCCTCGTAATCTATTTCTGGCGTCTCGGCTTTCGGGGTCTCTTCTGTTTGAAGCCCGAATCCAAACAACTCTTCGTCACTAACAGGCTCTAGGCCCAACGCCTCATAGTCAATGGACGGCTGTTCAGTCGTTGTCTCATCTTGCGGGAGAGCCATTACTTAACTTTAACAGGGGTTCTTCCAATGTAAATAGTTGTTCCAGTCGGAAACTTGCGCCCCTCCGACAATGCCATACCATAAGCATCGGCGCTTTCAAAAACCAAATCATCCAACGCCGCCTTTTCAATCTCAAGATCAATTAAGGCGTCTCTCGCGGAAGTCAGACTTGCGCGTTGTGTATCAGAAAGAGATTCGCGGCCAGCCAACGAATCGTTAACCTTGCGAAGATCTTCGGTGGCCTTGCGAATGTTTCTTTGAATTTCGCGCTGCTGAGATTCTTTGGTTTTTTTCTCGGAAACTCCAGCCGCCGCTTCAGCCCTACGTTTCTCGGTTCGGATAACTCTCTCCTCTTGTTTAGCTTCTTCACCAGCTTTAACTTCCTGTTCTGCCGCAATCACGCCTTCCATTTTCGGCTGGAACATTCCCTGCTCGTCGTAGGTTCCGAACTCTTCAAATGGCTTGCCAGTGCGAATAGAAAGACTTGAGGCAAGGCGCTCGTTTTCTTCGCTATCCTTCATGCGTTCTTCGCGGAATTTTAGAGCATCATTGTAAAGTTGGGTAAACATGCCAGCGGCTGCTTTATTTTCGACTCCGTATTTAAATTCTTTAGCCAATCCATTTAGCCTTTCAATGGCATTGGGATCTTCGGGACGAATGGGGTTGGCGATGACGTTGCCATCGTTATCCACGGCTCCGCGCATGGCGTCGATCATCAGCCCAGCTTCGTCTTGAACCCTGCCTTCGCGCTCTGCTCTTGTTTTTGCTTCTTCAAATTGGAAAATCTGATCCCTCTGTTGTCGTATTTCCGCTTCTCTGGCAAGCTCCATGGCCTGCAAGGCGCTTTGCATCTTAATTTGATTTGCCTGATACTGCTGAAACTCGGCCTCCATTCGCATCTTCCTGCGACTTTTGGGATAGGCTGTTCCTAATTCACCTTGAGGAACATTGTAACGCCAAGATTGGAAGTCTTGCCCAAACCCATCTCCGCCACCACCAATACGCTCTTGGACAGACCCTCTTATTTCAGAAGGCGTCATCATGGATGGTTCTGCTGTAAGTCCGTTAGCCATATATTACATCAATCCCCTGCGACGAAAGTAATCTTCCTGTTCATCTTGAATTTGGCGACTATATGCTGGTTGTAGTCCTTGTGATCTTGCGATATCTCGCGTCCTGCGCCTTTGTTCAGACCTTACATTTGAATAAGGATTGGATGAACCTCTAGCCATACGTTGTTGTTCAGCCAAAGCATAGCCGCTCGGGCCAAGGGGCCCAGATGGAAGCGGGCGACTTCCCTCAGAAGGAAGTCCGCGATTAAATCCCGAAACAACATTAGCTACCAATGTGCTGGTTGGGGCCATTGGGCCAATCTGTGGCTGATAATTTTGAAAATCACTGCGAATCCCAGCCATTGTAGAAGGCCCGCCTCCTCGCGCCCTCATGATATCCATAGAACTAATACCGCCAGCCCTTGCCTCGCTTTCCGCAAGTCTTAATGCGTCACGCTCTGCACGTTTTTGAGTAAAGAATTGTTCCTGTCTTTGGATGCCCTGTTGGCCCAATGCCGCACCACGTTCACGCATTTGTGCGATAGCTGCATTGCGTTGGGCTTGTTCTCCAATATTTGCCAGCCGCGCAGATTGCTCTGGGAGATATCCCATTTCCATGACTCTTTGATTACTGGCTTGAGAAGGTCCGCCCTCTTTAGGAGCCTCGGTTGGGGCAAAAACCATACCATAAGGAGTCTGAATTTGATTATACGATGGTCTATCTGGAATAACGCGATTTTGTGTCAGCGTTGCGGTAAGGACAGGATTGCGAATCGGCTGCTGCGTAACAAGATTTTGACCAACAGAAGCACCGCTAGGCATTGGCGGCATTGGTATCGGAGTTGTAGACGCCGTTCTCGTCTGTCTTGCATCCCATTGCAGAGCGGGATCACGATATTCGGGGCGCTCACTGGGAGGAAGTCCATAGTCGGTTCTAACAAGAGGACCAAGTCGCGAAGGAAAGGCTGGAACATTAGTAGCTGTTAAGGGATTAACACCAGCAGACCCCGCCATCATTGCTGGAGTTTGGGCAGAAGTAATTGCCCGTCTTACATTTGAAAGTGTTTCACCTACAGGACGAAAGGCCGCGCCACCAAATAACCCAGATGCAACAGCATCAGCTTCCATCATTTTTTTAAGTTCTTCTTCGTCCATATCAGGTCATGTTTACAAGTCTGCGGGAAAGCCAAGGGGCAATTTGCATAACCCCTTCTTGGCCTGAGTTATACTCTTTTAGTTCGGCGTTGAGAAGGAGAATCGCACGGTCCATGTAATACTGACCCCTTTCGACATCGGCCTTCTCTTCGGCGTTAATGGCCATAAGGCCAAGCTTGATAGCCTCCAGAGAGTCGGGGTAGAGGGGGTCGTTGTCGGAGATGGCCCAGCAGTGGCGGCGTTTGAAGATGCCTTGGACGGCGTCCCAATTGCGATCCACGATGTAACGACGATAGCTTATCGCCCGCTCCCCAGCCTCGTATTTGGCCAGAGTAACCGAACCCGTGGTTGCCGATAGAGTGATGGTGCCCGTGGTAGGGGTTTTCTCGACGCTATAGATCTCCTTGAGCGTCTGTGAGGTGGTTTGGGTTCCGTCTCCAAGGTCAAGACGAATGCCCTCCACTCGGTCTCCATCCACTGTAGAAAAGATCTTATCTCCATTGTTGTCCTTTCCGCGAATCCAGATGTAGCTTCCAGCACACTCTGTTTCGCTGCTACTCAGGGTCAGGGTTGAGGCGGTCTCAATGTCCCTGAATGTGACAAACCCCTCTCCAATGTCCTGCAATGGCCCACTGTAGGCTTGGTCTGCTTTGCGGATGCCGCGTCCTTGGGGCAAATACTGATACCACTCACTCTGGACTGCGGTGGTCTTGTATCCTGCCTTCCCACCCCGCAAACAGGTCTCCAGATGGCGGGGGAGGGTGATGAATTTATTGTCGTTAATGTCCTCGTAGGCCGTAATGGTAGCCTGCTGGATAGTTCCCGTGAATTTCCCCTCACAGATGAACCTCTCTAAAACACGATTGATATTGTTTCGGAGTTCGGCTTGCGCGTCAAATCCCGCCAGATCGGGGGGATCGGGGACGGGAACAACCGAGTTCGGTAATCGCTCTACGCAGAGGCCAAGGGTCAATGAGGACATTTTGCCCGAAAAACTACCACCTTCCTCATAGAAGGTCAATAGTAGAGATTACAAACCTTCCCAGAGTTCGCCGCGCTTCATGCGGTCCAGATACTCTCCGAAGGTCAGGGGATCTCTCTCGTTGAAAATGTAGTCAAAGAGATAGTCTTCGGTCTCCTTGGGGAGATCCAGCTTGCGGCACAACTTCTTGAAATACCGATCTTGCACCTTGGACAACTCATTAATGAAGTCCTTGGTTGCGAGGATTCGGTCATCGGGATGCTTGCTCATTTTTCTTTGAACCCACCTTTTTTGCTCTTCATCTTCTTGTAGACCTTGGGGTCAATGGTGGATTTGGATTTCGGGCGGCTAGTGCCAGCCTTCTTCCGTGCGTTGATATTATCGTATAGTCCTTTTTTCTTCATGGCTATTTTCCTTTCTTTACTGATTTGCTTCCACTGCATCCCCACTTCTTGCGGGAAAGTTTGTTCGGTGAATTTGGGTCACTCCGCCAATCGCCTTTGATTTTGTTGCTGCGGGCACAGTAGGCATCGGCTCGCGGGCTTCCAATCGGCCCGATCTTACTTCCCTTCTCCCCATACTTCACGGTTTTCTTGCGCCCCGTGTCGGGGTTGGTTACTGTTTTGCTGAATTTCTTTTTCATAGTATTATTTAGTTGTTAGGTTTCTTCCATAGCTGCACCACTGACGCACCTGACAGAAGTGGAGGCAACGCGTATCCTCCCCGTCCCTTCTCTCGACGGCACCACCGATTCTTTTGGCGTGTGCAAGAGCCTCAGATTCAAGCTGATAGACCCCTCCATTGACGGCACGTTTCGCTCCTTTTTCTTTGAGGACAGCCCACGTTGTGGGTTTAGACCAACGTTCTTCCTCGGTGCAGACGGGGATGTCATCCTCCTTTTCTACCAGCTTTGCCGCGTTGTGCAAGGCGATACGAGAGCGGATGTATGCCATTGTCTCGGCCTCATGCCAAATCTGGAGTGGGATTTCTTGGATGGCGCATTTAGGATAGTCGGCCTTGAATTCGGCGTCTTTTCGTCTCCAGTCCTTCATAACAAGAAGAATAGCAATCTTCTTAGGGTGGATTCCGTTGTGTTCGCACAGGAGCTTGTTGACGTTGGCTTGCTTTGTCCACTCAAGCTTATCATCGCTCATGGCCTTGTAGACGCTGGAGACCTTGTAGTCCCAAAGAGTTTCGGTCTCCCCGTCATAGAGGTCGATCTGTCCCCCTAGCTTAACCCCGTCGATATCAATGTAGAAACGTTGCTCACAGACGTAGCGTTCGGGATTGCGTTTCGCCACTTGCTCCAAAACGTGGTGGTTGGCTGTCCCCAACATCGTCCATACTTTCTCGGAACAGTCCATGGTGATCTCGTTGCTGTGGCGTTTCCAGAGTTCGGAGATCTTTGGAGGTTGAGCTAATCCTGTAGTAGTGATGTCTGACTCGCCCTTGCTGTAGGTTTCCTCGCTAACGAGGTCTACGAAAGGCTGGGGTAAAGAAAATCGGTTGGTTATGATCATGGTGTTGTTATGAATCTGACGCTGTTTTTATAACAACGTTTAAGGAAAGTAGCGGGGCTGGGCGATCCCATATTTGGCTGAACCTGACGGTTAGATGTAAGATCTGCCGTTTTCGGCCACCCCGCCAAAGGATTACTTGCCCTTTTTCTTTTTGCTCATGCCAGCTTCGCTAAGAGCGATTGCGATGGCCTGTTTGGGGTTCTTGACCTTCTGGCCAGAGCTACTTTTAAGTTTGCCCTTGCCGTATTCTTTCATCACTTTTGAGACTTTCTTTTTACCGTTTTTCATTATGCTGCTTTTTCTAGTTGGTTGTTGTTTGACTTCGGCGTTTTGACGCCCAAGAGTTTACAGATGTATCGGATGTGGAAGCACTCCTTGCGGAATTGATAGCTTGGACAAGTGCAGGTAATTGGGGTTTCTCCAACGTCAACGAGGTAGAAGTCTTCTCGGTTGGTGCGTGACTGGACAAGAAATGTGAGCGGATCATGTGGCAGAACTTCGATGCCGCGTCCATAGCTAGTCATTAGCCTCCTCTGGTTGCGGGGTTTTGAGAGACTCGGCCTTGCTTGCCCCATAGCCCAAATCTTCGGGAGTGTAGGGCTGGATGGGCATCTTGAAGGTGTGGCCAGAGCGGTCTGCTTGGATGAAGAGCGAGGTGGCTATGCCCTGACGATGCTCATTCGGAAGGTCTAGCTCAATAGCAATATCGTTGGCCTTCTTGACGCACAGCCTCATCAGGTTTGCCGCCTGACAGAGGAACACCTTTACTTCGCGGTCTTTGGGTTCGGGATTCTTGACGGCCTCTCCCGTGGGCTTCTGGGGCTCGCGAGGGGTGTCATTCACCAACGTGGAGCCCTTGACCATCGCGGCTTGGATCTCCATCGTAGCAGTTCCCTGCTTGTCGTTGCCCGAAGCAATCAAGACTACGGTCTTACCGACATACTCTTTAAAAGAGTCTTCGATATCTTTGTTTGGGATAAAATAAGTGTGGTCTACTCCGCCGACTTCGACGGTCACCAGATGGAACTTCTTTTGATCGGCCTTGCGGACAATGACCTTGGGAACTGATTTGATTGTGACCAGCTTCGGCCCGTTCTTGACTAGGTCAGAGTGGTTAAGGCTGGGCGTCTTTTCGCGGTTTTGATTGGGTTTTTGGAATGACATATAGGTTTTGTTGTTCTCTATCTCCGACACTCGGCTTTGTCAAACGTTCAAAGTATTTTTAAAAAAGGCGGGGGGCAGGAAAAACCACTAACCTACCCCCCGCGAACTATCACACATGAAAACGAGGGACAACATATACCCTCAGACCCCGAACCTACCACAATCGTTCAATCTTGCAAGGGGAAAATGACCTTGCTAGGATAGGTCTTTTAGAGTAGGTTCTCCGAAATGGCAGAGCAACCACCCCTCTCTAGAATTCATGTCGTTGGCTATTCGGCCAATGACCGCGATTTTCCGATCCTTAATCTGGTTTTAGATCCGCGTGTTGCGGGCTATCAGGTTCCCAAGGATCTTTCGGCCTGTCCCGATAAACGCTATCCCAACCATGTATTTACGGGAGCCCAGCCGATCTCTGGGGATCAACGTGTCCGCCATGTCTGGGAGATTCTCCCCTCTCCTTATGTCCCCTTTACCCGCTATGATGATGACCTCGGTCCTGTTCAGGGGCGGAGGCGGTCTGTTAAAAATGAGGGGCAAGTCGCAAGTCTAGCTGCTGATAAAAGAGTAACCTACGAAGCCCGAGAAGGATCGGCTATTGTCTATACCGAACTGGAGGAGTCTTGGTCGGTTGCCACTGACGAGGATGGTAATTCCCTTTTTCCTTTTAAGGATCGGGATTTTTATGATGCCTCACGCGGCCCCGTCCAAGAACGCCGCCAACTTTTTGTCCCCACAGGAGAGGAGGTTGGCTCTTTGGAGAACATCAACGGAGTCATCACCCAGACCAGCTACGAGCCCTACAACGAATTTCTTTCGGTCAAGATTGTCCAGACCTACAAGGTGGACGGCCCACAACTGATTGGTAAGGCCACGGACAATGACGGCCAGCTAGTCACGGTTACCACCCAGCGCAAGGGGGCCAATGGATATATCCCTCCGAATCCAACCGCAACCAGAACGGTTGAGGTTAACCGCGAGGACGCCGAAGCCCTAATCGAACGGACTGTCGATACCCCCGAAGTTTTTAAAGCCAACACGTTTTCTGTTGAACGCCCCGACCCCATTCCCCAGAAGTTCCGCGTAGCAGTCCCAATCCAGTCCTCACAAGAGATTGTTGAAGGAATCGCCGTTACGCCAACCCTTGAAGAGGGGGAGATCTCTAAGAGCGAAGAACAGCGTAATAAGTTTATCAAGCGGGTGTCTTCTACTTCGCGGGATCAAGCCGTTCTACCTCAAACACTTACTGGCAAAGCGACCAACAACGAAAGACAGGAGGTTACAGTTACTGAGACCTTGCAGTTCGGCAACACCGACGAAGGCCCAACCGCAACAAAGACAATAGAGTCTGAGGCATTGGGTGATGGAAACTATGTCATTACAAAGACAGAGGTTCCCGAAGTTTTTGGAGCCGAAACCTATCGCAAGATCCGCGAAGACATTACTCCGCAAAAATTCAAAGCCGCCCAAGAGGACCTTACCACCGAACAGAATGTTGCTGGTATTGCCGATTCAAACATTAGCCTAGCAACTGGAGAGTTCGCCAAGAGCGAACAACAGGTAAACAAATTTGTAAAACGGGTATCGACAACATCGCGAGCCATTAGTGAGGCTGTTGTTTTGGTTGAACGAGTCTTGACCAACGAGGGGCAGATAGGCACCAGAACCCTGCGACTGCAAGTGGGAGACCAGACCTTTACCCCATCGGCAACCTTGGTGGATGCCAATGTTGAGGCTTTGGGAGACGGGCGCACAGTCAAGACGGAAGTTGTAGTGCCAAATGTGTTCACTGGGAAATCTGTAGTCAAAACCAAGGTTGACCTTACCCCTGAAAAATTCCGAGCCGCGCAGCAAGACACCACCACGGAAGAGAGCATAGAGGGGGCCGTCAATCCCGCCATCAACTTGGGAACTGGAGAATTCCGAAAATCCGAGCAGCAAGTTACAGAATTTGTTAAAAGAATTTCATCCACCACTAGGGACATCAGTGCTTCGACGGACCTAACTGAAACAGTTATCACCAATCAAGGACAGGTGGCTACCCGCACGCTCCGTCTTTCGGCCACACCGCAAGTCATTATTCCTGACGCACTTTTGGTGGACGGATCTATCGAAGCTTTGGGTGATGGCAGGACGATCAAAACTGAAGTAAGGGTTCCAGAGATTTTTGATGAAAAATCAAATACTATTGAAGCTGTCATTACTGTCCCCGAAAGGTTTTTGGTTAACAGCCCGATTAGCAGTCAGGCAATAGTTGAAGCTGGAGACAATACTTCAGTCGAGCTTTCTGGCGGATTTATATCCCAACAGAAACAAAGGATTTCAGACTTTAAGATACGGACAATTAATAGGTCGCAAAATATTGATCCTTCGGAAATTTTAAGAGGCGCTGATTACGACGACACCCTTGATGCTCAAATTCCTTTTGAAGAATATATATCTGGTACAGTTCCTAGTGGTAAATGCGAAGTTGATCCAATCGGTGGAGGTCGTCATCTTGTTAAAGAGTATGACACTATTGGACTTGAACAAAAATTAGATGCAATCAAATACGTTTTCCCGTCTCGCTCAACAATCACGGGCGTCCCCCCAGTGTTGCGTAATTTCAAGGTTGAATGGGAAAAGACGGAAATAGACTCTGATTCTTCGTCTAGTTCATCTGGAGTTGGTGATGGACAAACTGGATCTGTTTCTGGATCTTCCAATTCAAGCTCTACGGCAACGGGATCTGTTACTCCGATATTTGTTATTGATTTGGAAGAGGTAAATACTTCAAATATTCCGACAACATCTTATTTCTTTTTCTTAAAATATCCAGTCACAACAGCTAATATTATAAGTAAAATTGGAGGATCTGTTCAACTTTGGCCCATTTTTAAACCCAAATCGCACATCATAACCGCAACTGGACAAAAACTTAAGGTTGATCTTGGTAGAAATATTTCATTCAATTCAAACTGGGGTGAAAACTCTTCTTCAAATTCAATATCTCTTGGTCAAACAAGGGGGATTGAAACAACAGATCAGATTTTTACAGTAAGAATTCCTCCGTGTCTTCATGGTTCATTTTCGGATATTAACAAAGAAGAAAAACAAGAAGTTAAAGCTTCTGTTAGCGCGACAGTAAATATTAGGGGAAACGTAACCGAGGTTCCAACTATTTCATTTGATGAAGATGCCGTTGGAAAAGTGAATTACAATCTTGGAACAACTACGCCGACAAACATTCCAAGAACTGGAATATATCTTATTGATTATCGTGTGGAGCCCTATAAATTCGGCTATGCAAAAGTATTTGCAGAAACAGTAGATGCATCAATATTTCAATCTTAATTATGGCGTCACAATTAAATGATCCAAATTTTGGCTCACAAAGAAGCCCTGATCCGTATGGACAAACTAAAGAAACTATTGGTTCGGGAGCGGCGCGAAGGTTGGAGTCTCAAATAAAAAGAGACCAAAAAAGAGGAAGGCTTTCGGAAAGAACAAAATCGGCCATTGCCGCTCAAGCCCTTGAAGAATTTGCTCAATCTATCGCCCAACAAAAAATAAGCCAAGTTCAACAATCACTGGAAAATGATTCAAAAGCAAAATCTAATCAGCCAGAAATTTCAGTAGAAACAACTGTCAGCCAAGAAGCAACCCCAAGCTCGTCAAAAATTGCGCCGTCAGTCCCGCAAGACCTTCCCTCATTTATGATCGATGTATGCAATAACGGGGTGGTGGCAAGATACAGGGTTTACGGCGGAAGAGATTTGTAACAATGGCCGAAGCAAGAAATCTTGGACTTTTCCCATTTTGTGTTCCGCTTGGCCCGCCAATGGTTGATTTTGGGGATGGGCCAGTTGTTCTTCCTGTTGGTCAGGGAACATTTTATCCAATACTCATGCCAATTGAGGATGCGATAAAAATGTGGTGGAGGGTAAAAGATTGGCAGTTTTCATTTGATTATTATTATTATGAAGAAATTGATGATGGCGGAAGCGGAAGCTATGCGGAAGTTTTACAAACATCACTATCAACAAGAATTTCACAAATTGCTGGAACATCAACTCCAGCAACAAGGATGGCCATTCAAGGGGAAAACTATCTCGTCTGTGAGACTGACCCGCTTTATGCTGGAATAACAACATCAGATTGGCAGCCCCAAGTAACACAAAATTTTGTTATAACAGACGATCCAGAAACCCCATTTGACGAAACAAATTCTGGATCATTTTCAAGAATCGCCACAACAATGGGATGGAATCAGGGGCCATTTCAAACTGGGGAGGCCCCCCCGCTGTTTGTTTATTCTGATGACACATTTAAAAATGTGTGGATGAGCAACGACATTCGTGTTGGTGCGGCCTCAAGCTCTAAAACAAATGGAGAATTTGTTACAAATGTTCAATTAATATTACAAGACAGTATATATACTATACCAATTTATCAATTTATATTTGATCCAGAAATACCACAATCTCCTTGGCTTGGAGAAGTGACCAATATAACCATACAACCAGCAGAATGGTGGCCATATGATCCTCTGGATGGCGGCGGACCAATTTATGATAGTGCAACTGGCGCTGTGCTTCGCCCAGACTATGTTGGACTATCCTAACAGCACTTCGGCCTGACAAAGTTGATTGTTCTAACACATCCACTACTGCACTTAACTTTGGCTTTTTGTAGTTCCATTTTTATTCCGCGATTGCCAAGGGCATTGATGTAGTTTTCGGCGTATCCGCTTTCTTCAGCGGCCTGCTTAACCGTTTTCCATCCTTTAGCGTTCATGGCCTCAATTGTGGTTGTTCCGTTGCTTTCACGAAACGACCGCCAAACGCTATCCCACTCTGGGACTACAATTTGAGCATTGGGGCTTTTTGTTCTGCTAGTTTTGCTATGATGGGTTGCCATGTGTAGGTTCCTTTGTTGACGGTAAAGATGACGAATCCAAAGTCCACTAATCCCGTGCATCGGCGGGCTCCGTAGCGGCTCCCGAATCCCTGAAGGGCTGGGGTGGTCATGGCCAGCCAGTCGGGGCCTCCCGCATAGTTGTGGTAGTGGACATGGCTTCGGATGAAGATGTCGGCCTTGGGCTGTAGCTCCCTTTCGGCCCACATGATGTTCCACATGCGATCTCTGGCCACCGCTGTATGCCGCCCATGGGGGAGGTTGCTTGATCCTGCTGGGTGGTGTTTGAGGTCGAAAATAACGTCTTCAACGTTGACCCATTCATGCTCTCCAATTCGGGCATCCACCCGCTGGGCCACGTTGTTTTCCCAATCCTCCTCATTTCCCGTATGGTAGGGAGTGCCTCTTGTGATAACAATCTTGCAATTCTTTGCTTTCGGGATTTCGCGGATAAGCTTAACGGCCATATCACACTGCTCCTCCATGTCGGTGGTTATAAGCTCCGTGCCGCCGCTTTTGGCACCTCGCCCGTCCACCAGATCTCCGTTGAGGAAAATGATGTCGTAGGGGCCATTACGCGCAATCTGGAGGGCATACCAGTTGTAGTAGGCTCTGTTAGCCGTCACCCATTCAGCCCGCTCTTTGACGGGTTGTTCTGGGAGGTAGCCCTTGGGGGTTAGGCCAACTTTGTGGCCGCAGTGGAAGTCCGAAAGGACCGCTATTTTTTTCATAAGATTAGCTAAAATTTACATTTCGCTCGTTGACCATCTCCCACAGAAGCTGTCGAATTTCTTCAACAGTAGTGCTGTCCCAATTGGGATGAGAATCATAGCGGAGATGATTGCGAAGCTCATCGCTAAGATCGGTAATGATGCTATGAAGATCGACTGCCTTACAAGCCATCTCAAACTCGACTTGTTCTTCTGGCAGGTTGAAGGATAGTGTGCCATTGGCCATTGGGTGTGGTTTTGGTTGTGTTTATGGTTTCGGGATTGCTTACAGGTCTTTGAGAACTTTCTTCAAGTCTCCGTCATCTAAGTCGTCGTCATCGTCTTCGTCCTCGTCTTGCCCATAGAGGATGTCATGGATGTTCGATACAATACCTTCAATAGCATAATCATTGCCAAATTTGAGAAAGGCGTTCTTGGTTTCGGTGCCATCTTGAAATGTAGCCACCACAAAGCCAGAGTCAAAATATTCAACAAGTTCTGAGCAAAGCTTGTCCAGCACCTCTTGTAGCCGTTTGTCATGGACGGCCATTTTAGTCTTGGGTTTCTCCGCAGGTTTTGCATCTGAGGATATGGACTACCCCATGATCAATCCGTTCAATCTTTTCCGATCCACAGTAGAAACAGGTCTTGGATTGCGGCTTGCGGTAAACCTTTTTCTTCTTTTTTTCTTCGCTCATTTTTTGACTGTTGATGGGTTGATTCGCACAAAGTTGCGTACTAGCGAGGCAGACCGTGTTTTGAGCCACACCCCGTCCCCAGACTTGCTGTCCCGCGTCCCCCTGCCGTTTGTGTTGCCCTCGACACATTGGAACCTTCCGTTGGGAAGGACCTTGGTCACAATCCCGATATGGGAGAAGTCAAAAATAACAAAGTCCCCAACATGGGGCTTGGCCTTGTTAGAAAGAACCTTGGCCGTAGCTGGTCTTTCTTTAGCCCAAGAGATATAGCCAAACGCCGCCGCTGTCCTCGGTCTCCACTTCTCAGGGATCATTACCTTGAGCCCCAACCACTCAACATTTTCGGGGTCTTTGAGCCACTCGCGAACTACCCATGAAGTCAGGGCGGCACACCATGGCCAAGAAGCGGGCTTGAGGTTGGTGGCGGCTTGATACTTCCGCACCTGTGGACCGTTGTTGTTGCCCCCCACTTCTTTGACTCCCACTTGGGACAGGGCAATCTTGGCTAGGTTCTCAAGAGCCTTGGGAGTCTTCTGTTTCGGGGTTTCCCTCTTCTTTTCGACGGGCAACTCTGGCTTTGAGTTCTCCTTGGATTCGGATGGCAAGCTCGGCAAGGACGGCGCTTGGCCACCTTCTGATTCTATCCCAAGTAGTTTCTGGATTAACTGCCAAATCATCTGGGTTACTGCTCACCCATCAATTATAACAACGGCAAACTCGTTTGCCAATATCCCAATTCCTAGAAATCCGCTCCACCTCGGACTCCAACGGAGACGCCTGTTTTTCCATCATGGCCCCGCTTGGTGATTTTTGCGGTGAAGCGGAGGGAACCGAATAAACGGACAAGGAAATGTCTGCGATCTTCTTGGTTCCCCTTGGTAAATATTGCTTTGAGAGTTTCATTGTTGATCTTTTTCACTTGCGCTTGCGCTTTGTTGCGGGCTTTTTGACTTCAATGGCCCTGCGAATCTCGGTGTAGGTCACGGGACCAGCAACCCCATCTTCATCGGTATTGACCAAGGCTTGGATCTTCTTGACTCCCTTGACGTTGATTTCGTTGGTAACGTAGTTAACAATGGCGAGAATCAAAGCAACGACAAATCCCGTAAGGCTCACTTGGTCTACGGACTCGGCCAGCTTGGGGTCAATCATGGCCAGCTTGCTAACCACGGCGGCAATCCCCATGGCAATGAACGGGGTGATGACCCCGCCCATCTTGGAAACCAGAAAAGCCAGAAGTTTGTCTTTGGTTGTCGCGATCATTGGTCGATTTTAACCCGCTGAACGGCGGATTCAACCGTAAAACGAATCAAGGATTCAGAGGCATCAATGCCATTACGCAGGGCCGCGCTGGTGAGTTTTTTGACAGCGGCTTCGCGCTTTTGTGCGCCAGTTTTGCTGGTGTCGGCCAACTCGCGGACGATGTCCAAGGCAAGTGGGAGGAGGGACGCGGCGGCATCCACAAAGAGTTCGCGGAGGATCGGCCCGTAGAAGGCCCAAATCTTGGAAGGAATACCCAGAAGGGTGGCGAAGAATGATTTCATAGATTAAAGCTAGACTAGAATCCTTTGGATTTCAAGTAATCTTCGATTCTTTTTGTGCGCTCGTCAATTCGGGCCAAGGTCTCGCTGCGGGTTTGGTTTTCTTTATTAATCATCTCAATTCGCGCATCCTGCTTGGCATCATTGGTTTGTATATGTCTCATCTGCTCTGGTAGAACAATCCACCCATTAAGTGCCGAAAACAAAGTAATCATCAGAGCGATGCCAGCGACCAGTTCGCTCATGGTCAGCTTTACTCCGCGCTCCAGACCTCTGCGTCTTGGTATTTCTTCGATACTCATAGTGCTGTAATAATGGAAGCCACTTGATAGCGCCAAGGCCAATCGATATATGTGGCTAGGTTTGCGGGGTTAGCCGTGTCTCCACGATAGGCTGCTGCGATATGACCCAGAGCCTGCTTCTCGCTCCAGTCGATATGGTTCGGGGTTTCAGGAGTTAAGACAAGTCCAGTGGGATTAATTCCATCATCAAACCAATTTGTTGCCAGCCATGGATAAGCGACATCTGATTCAGATTTTGCAAAATCTCCATCATTAAACAATACCCAATGAATGGATTCCCAATAAATATAAATTGAACTTGTTAGTTTATATGATGGTTTTCCATTTAGATCTCCATCATACACATATCTTCCATTGTATTGTGTGGCGCTCAACCCCGAAACCACAACTGTAGATTCTGATATATCTCCAGATACAGCATTGTAGATATCGCTCCACGCATACTGTTTAGGCAGAGAGATGTAGTCTGCTTCGGTCTTGGGTGCGCCTGCGGCTACGGCAATCTTGGCCCAGAGATAGCGTTCTGGGAGGGTAATGTAATCAGCGACCGACCCCGAACCCAACTCATTTACCAGCCACTTGGCAAGCATCACTCTTCGGGGCAGATCCGCCGCCGAAGCAAACACCGCATCTAAAGTAGGGAGAGCCATAGCCTATGGTCTCCGTCCTTTAAGCCATGCCCATGATTCGCTCGCCCATTCCAGCCATCGGGGACACGCCCGCTTCCATTTCGTCAGCGGCCTCGTCCTCCATCTCGCCTTCGTCTTCGGCCTCTTCAGCCGCAATCTCGACGCCAGCCAACATGGTGGGGACAAGGGAGTCTCCCTCGACGCGAAAACTGACAAGCTCCTCAAATACGTCACCATCGGCAACGTCTTCGGGCAGGGTGTATCCTTCAGGTATAGTTAGTTTCATAATAGTTATTCTCTCCTCATAGAGCTTGCCTTAGATTTTACTCCAAGGCAAGCCTTGATGAATAGAGACTAGCTATTAGGGAACCAAGTAGCCATATCCGCTACCGCTGGCGCAAGGAACAAGGTCGTTCGCAAGGCTGCAACGGAGGTGGATAATGTAGTATCCCCACTCAGGGAAGATCTGCTTGACGGCACAGGCCATCTTCGCCCGCCAGTAACCCGAGTTCTTGTCAGGATTGCACTGTTTATCATACTCGTTGATCCAGCGGAAATCTCCGCGATAGTTCTGAGCATCATAGACCAGCTTGCCGACTTTGAGGTTAGGATTCGGGACGAGCCACTCCAGCGCCTTCGGATGGAAGATAACCGTGGAGGTGTACTTCGCATTCTTGTAGGCGGGGTTGACGATAGCTTTGGTGCCTTTGAAGGCCG